TTCATAAATTGTTTTGTATCTTCATCAAAGTCAAATTTATGAAACACTTAATAAAAAATAATCATGATCTATTGAAAGAAGCTGACATTAAAATAATGACACTACATGGATCAAAAGGAAAAGAATCTGATAATGTAGTTTTATATACAGACTTTGGTGCAGATGAATATCAAAGTAATTTTATTGAAGGTGAGTTTGAAAAGTCGCCAGATAATGAACACAGATTATTTTTTGTTGGTGTAACAAGAACTAAACAAAGACTTTATTTATTACAATCAGAGGAGGGCACAGGATATGTCATATAAATCATTGGACAAACAGGTTCAAGGAAATCATTACCAAGATTTTAAAATTCAGCCAGCTGAGTTTATAAATCAAAACAAGTTGCTTTTTGCAGAAGGTAACGCTATAAAATACATCTGCAGACATTCGAGGAAAGGAAAACAATACGATATTAAAAAAGCAATACATTATTTAGAAATGATTTTGGAAAGAGATTATGGAGAATTTATTTAACGAAGAAATGTGGAATTCACCAGAGGAATTCAAAGACTTAAGTAATTACAAATATATAGCAATTGACTTAGAGACAAAAGATCCAAACCTAAAAAAGATGGGTTCAGGTTCTGTAAGAGGTGATGGTGAAATAATTGGAGTAGCTGTTGCAGTAGATGGTTGGTCTGGATATTATTCTTTTGGTCATGAACAAGGTAACTTCTTTGCAAAAGAAGCTGTAATGAAATGGGTAAAAGATATCTGCGCTTTACCGTGTCCTAAAATATTTCATAATGCAATGTATGACGTCTGCTGGTTACGATCATATGGAGTAAAAATAAATGGAATCATTGTTGATACAATGATGATGGCCGCTGTATTAGATGAAAATAGGCTGTATTACTCATTGAATTCATTGGCTTTTTTAGAGTTAGGAAAAGTTAAAGATGAGAAAGCTTTACAAGATGCAGCAGATAAAGCTGGAATAGATGCAAAATCAGAAATGTATAAACTACCTGCATCAATGGTTGGAGCATACGCAGAAAAAGATGCTGAACTAACTTTAGAATTATTTAAAAAATTTTCAGGACAAATAAAACAACAAAGCCTACAAAGAATATTTAATTTAGAAACAAATCTATTTCCATTGTTAGTGGATATGAAATTTAAGGGCGTTCGAGTAGATGTTGATAAAGCTCATCGACTAAAAGGTGTATTAGAGAAAAGAGAAGCACAATGCCTTGCAAAAGTAAAACAAGTAACAGGAGTAGAAACACAAATATGGGCAGCACGATCGATCGCCAAAGTTTTTGACAAACTTGGACTACCTTATTCCAGAACTGCAAAAAGTAATTCACCATCATTTACAAAAGCTACACTAGAAAATCACGAAAATCCAGTTGTAAAAAATATTGCAGAAGCAAGAGAACTAAACAAAGCACATACAACTTTTATAGATACAATATTAAAACATGAACACAATGGACGTATTCATGCTGACATAAATCAGTTAAGATCAGACGCAGGCGGTACTGTAACTGGACGTTTCTCATATTCGAATCCAAACTTACAACAAATACCTTCAAGAAACAATTTGTTAGGACCTGCAGTACGTGGTCTTTTTATACCTGAACAAGATTGTGATTGGGGTTGTTTTGACTATTCACAACAAGAACCAAGATTAGTTTTACATTACGCAGCAGAACATCCTATCTTAAAAAACTCTGAGTCTGTAGTAGAAATGGTTTCTAAATTTAATAAAGATCCTAAAATGGATTTCCATAGAATGGTTGCCAATCTTGCAAACATAGAAAGAAAACAAGCGAAGACAATTAATCTTGGTTTGTTTTATGGTATGGGTAAAGCAAAACTTCAACAGTCTTTAGATTTAGAAAACAAAGAAGATGCAGACCAATTGTTTAATAACTACCATGACAGTGTCCCTTTTGTAAAAGGTCTTATGGATGCCACAATGAGAGACGCTCAAAAAGATGGTGAGATTCAAACGATTGCCGGTAGAGTTTGTAGATTTGATAAATGGGAAGAAGCTAGATTTGCTCCTGGTGAACTAAGGGCACCCATGACGTATGAAGAAGCGAAAGGCAAGTATGGTGAAGATAGAATCAGAAGAGCCTTTACATACAAAGCTTTGAATAAATTAATCCAAGGTTCTGCGGCTGATATGACCAAACAAGCTATGTTAGATTTATATGAAGAAGGTATTACACCACATATACAAGTACATGATGAACTTGATATATCTGTCGAATCTGAGCATCAAGCACAAAAAATTATTGCAATAATGCAAGATGCCGTTAAACTTGTTGTCCGTAATAAAGTTGATTATGAAAAAGGTCCAACTTGGGGCGATGTAAAATGAGGAGTTTTTATGGCGTATCTAAATGTAAATGTACCACCGACTTATGCACAGATAAGAAGGGAGTATTTATATGATCTTAAAAAACATCATGGAGAAGTTGAAGATTGTATTATCTTTGGTCTTAGCGCTCTCACAGGTCGTGCAATATTATGGCATGCTATTATGGAAAACGGTGCAATATTCTATCGCTTACCTATTAGCGCTTTTATTCAAAAGGGATTTGATGCATCCGGAGTGCCCACAAGAAGACTTGATGAACTTCAGCTTTGGAATTGTTTTAGTTACTATCCTGCTGTTAATCGTTGGGATATATTAGACGGTCAAGCAGGAAAATACATAGGAAAAGATAAAAAATGGCATCATGGTAAATATTTATTTACTGTTGACTTTGCACATCCTGAAAGTAATATACTGGACACTGATCATTCAGAGATTCCGCACGAACATAAGTGCGCACACATTATTGCCTTAGATGACGGCAATTTTGCAGCACAACCTAACAATAGATGTATATGGGACATACCTTCTTTCACTGTAAAGGACAGTATTCCTGACTGGAAAGTGCAAACCTCTGAGTGGAATGTTGAAGATAGTAAAGCATGGCGGACAGAAGATACCGACAAGTTTTTCTATGAAATAGAGGAGAAGAAAAATGATTAAAAAAATATTAGGATGGGTCTGGAATGTAATTTGTTGGCCCTGGAAAAAATTAGTAAAGTGGCTTTGGACTAAATAATTTATGTCTGATTTATGTAAACATTGTTATCACCCATGTCATTGCGGCGAGGATAATGATCTGCATGCAGATGAGTATGGTGTTTGCACTTGTGAAAAGTGCGAACACCAAGAAATAATTGACGAAGAGGCATTTAATGGCGCTTAAAATTGGAGAGGAACAATCTGTGCAGATGCCGATGAAGACGGTTGCCTCGTTGATCGCCCTCGTCGCACTCGGCACGTGGGCTTATTTCGGAGTGATTGAAACTCTCAACAAGCACAGCACTAAACTAGAACTTATGGAAAAAGATCTAGAAGCTAATAGTGAGTTTAGAGTAAAGTATCCAAGAGGAGAACTTGGTCAATCTTCAGGAGAATCTGAGCTTTTTATGCTTATGGAACATATGAGTGGTGTGGTAAAAGATATTGAAACAGAATTAAAATCGATGAGAAACAATTCTATCAATATTAATTTTTTAAAAGAACAAGTTGCAAAATTAAATGAAGATGTTGAATCTTTAAAAGATGCTGATAGAGATATGAAATATATTAATGGAGAAAAAGACGAATGGAGCAAGTAGTAATAGCATTAATGCTATATATGAATGGTACAGCAATAGAATGGGTTTATAAACCTGATATCATGTCTTGTTTGAAATCAAAAAGAATAGCCATGAGAGAGACAAGTGGTGGTGATAGAGTAGTTTTTAAGTGTGAAAAAAAGAATGTAATTCTTGAAGAAGACCCTATGACAAGGTATGGTTACAGAATTAGAAAAATAATATGATGAAAATATTACAAATTTTAATAGCAATTGTTGCTATGGGTTTTTTAGTAAACATAGTTAAAGCTGATGAAGCAGCAGATGTTGCAAAACAAAAAGGACTAGTTGATCTATCTCCATCTAAACCAGAAACTGGTGTAGTGTTTGCTGTATGTATATTTGAATTAGAAAATGGAGAAAAAAAATTAGTAGACCATAGACACGCTGACGATATGGTAGACTGTTTAAAAGAAAAACGTGCAGCTTTACAAAAATATAAAACAGAAAAAGGTGAAGGAAAAGTAACAGAAAGTTTTTTATTTTCATGTGATAAAGTAAATGCAGAAGTAAAAATTGAAGAAGATGGAACTTGGCATATAATAAAGATACTTGGAAGACATGATGCAGCCTACAAAAAGAAAAAATCCTACGAATAATTATGCAAAAGAACTTAGAACTCCTAAGTATAAATCACGTGTAATACAATCAAAAAAAGTATATACTAGAAAAGGAAACAAAAATGAATTTAACACGGAACTTTAGTCTTCAAGAGCTAATCAAATCAGATACAGCTATTCGTAAAGGGATTGATAATAATCCTAATGCAGATCAAGTAGAAAAATTAAAAAGACTGTGCGAACATGTTCTCCAACCAGTACGTGACCACTTCGGCAGGGTCAAGGTTACGAGTGGATTCCGAAGCCCTGAGCTGTGTGTAGCCATCGGTAGCTCGATCAATTCACAGCACTCAAAGGCCGAGGCGGCAGATTTCGAAGTTTTAGGTGTAGATAATGCTGAAGTTGCTGATTGGGTATATATGAACTGTCAGCCAGATCAGCTAATTCTGGAGTACTACACGCCCGGAGAACCTAATAGTGGATGGATTCACGCAAGTTGGGTAGAGTTTCAACCAAGGGGTCAATATTTAAGAGCATATAGAGATAAAGAAACAAAGAAAACAAAGTATTTACCTATTATAGGGAAAGCAGTAGACTTGGTCTAATGTCCAACAAAGTTTTTAAAGTATTTAGTAGAATAGATACCGTTACAGGGCACTGTCAACATTGTGATGAAGACTCTATTTTAGTTGCAATTGTGTCAGAATTTTATAGATGCACCAATTGTGGATCTGATACTAGACAACATGTAAATGGTAGTATAAGATATTTACAATTATCTGAAAGAGATAAAGAATGGTTAAGACAATATAAAGATGGCAAAGCGTAAGTTTACAAATTTTACACCAAGACCAAAACCTCGTAAAAGACCTAGACGTCACGCAAAATCATTAAACAAACACAAAAAACGTTCTTATAAAAAATATAACAGGCAAGGAAGAAAGCAATGATAGATATATTTACACATTTTACTTTTGTAAAAAACTATGGTGAAATTAAAAATTTAAAAGAAAAAGTTTTAAAATACACAAAAGAAGATTGGGAAAAATACGATTACAGGCAAAAAACTTATTCAGTCCACGCCAAAACAAAAACAATTCCATTAATTTGGAATGAAATGGATAAAGATAATTTAAGAAATTTAGAAAAAGATAAAAGAAAATTTTGGCCCGAAGCTGATAAATACAAAACAGATTTAGATTTATTATCTAATATTTTAAAAGAAAAATATGGCGAAGGTTTTATTTCTAGTGCAATGTTAATTAATTTACCATCAAGATCAGTTATTTTTCCACACGTAGATAACTACGATCCATATTTTGATAAAGTAAAGAGAACGCACTTAGCTAT